GGCTCCAACGGGTGTGTGAGAGGGAACTCCGTGACTTGGATCGGCTTGTCGAGGATCGGAAGAAGTTAGAACCGAAGCCCGATGTACGGAACATGGGATTGGAGTCGGGAGCCTTGACCTATGTTCGGGTGAATGTCTGCTCGGTCGTGGTCGGGCAGTTGAGTTCTTGGAAGGTCTACCCTCAGCACCGTCTGCCCGTGGAGGAGACCGTTCGTTGCCTTGGGCGGCTGCGGGAGGTCGAGGTCGTGCATGGTCGGGGCGAGGACCATGTCCCTCGGGAAGGTGACGGGCTCTTCGTGGATCCACCCTACCTCGGCACCATTGGGAACTACGGCGAGGGGATGGAGGACGGCTACAGGGCTTCGGACACCGTGGGCTTGGTCGAGAGGTGTGCGGGACATCCCTGCATGGTCACCTACGGCACCAACTGCCGTGAGGTCTTCCCGATGTGGCATTGGGAGAAGGTGAAGGATGTCCGTGTCCCCAACCTGCGGAAGGGCGGGACGGTGGACAGGTCGGAATGGGTCGCCTACCTCGGTTGGGACGGCGGCGGACTCTTCGGGGGATGACCGTCCCCCATCACGGCGTGTGGATCATCTGCCGCCAACCGAACTCCCCGACGAGCATCCTCCACAGATGCCTTGCGTGTTCTGGCACGACCCCGAGCATGGGCTTGCCGATGGCGACATGGAAATGGGGCAGTCGCAACTCCGACATATACGGTTTCGTCCCATGCGACTCCAAGTAGATGTTCACATGGATGGGATTCCCGTCAGGAGTCACCACCACCAAGAACCTGATCACAAGGGTCGGGTGGAAGTTGCTGACGAGGCTGTATGTCCGCTTGGTTGCAACCATGACCCCGAGTATGACAGGGTTCACGATCTTTTCAAGAGGGGATTGGAATCTCTCTTGGAGATTCGCCTCGACGCTCACTCGTATCCGAGTTTCACTCGGGCGAGACGGGCGAGTTCGGCGACCTTGACCGTGCCGTCTCCCTCGGCCCACATGTTCCACATGACCTGCGCCATCTTGGTGACCTTGGCGGAGTCCGACGAATGCTTGGGGGAGAGGGCTGCATGAGCCGCCTTTACGAGACGGGGATCGTTGATCTTGTACTCGACCGCCTCACGGACGATCCCGTCCCAGTTGTCACCGAATGACCTCATCGCTTCTTCCTTTCTTGGCAATGCGCCCGTTGGGAGAAGCCCTTGGGGTTGTTGCAGTTGATTGACTTCTTGTACTTGGAGGACCAATCCTCCCCGACATACTTCCGTGCCCCCTCGGCATCCCATATCTTGTACTTCACCATGAGGGCGGCGTACTTTCTCTTCAGTTCCTTCTGCCTCGGCGAGGACGGCACGACCCGCATTTTCTGTTTGAACAGGCGGTTCGCCTCCTTGCGATCCTCGGGGGACATGACGGCAAAGGGATCCTTGAACCCCGCCGATCCCTCCCTGATGTATGCCGAGAAGCACTTCATGTTCGTATTTATGCGTACAACCCGTCCTGCTACCTGCCCCTGCCGTAACGCTCAATCTCCTCGGGAGTCTGATACGACTTTCCCGTGTGGTCGCTGCGGTCATCGACTTGCAAGACGAGTTTGCCGCCTCGGTTCGTGATCCCATACGCATGGATGGCTACGAGTTCCGCAGCCCTCCTGATGTACGGCGGCACACCTTCGATGTTGACGCTGATGTGGTTGCCATTGCCTAGCGTCTTCGTCCGAACCCAACCCTTGGAGAAAAGGTAGTCTTCGATTGGATCGTCGCTGTCCTTCAGACCGAGGGTGAGCCTTTCGTAGACGGAATCAACCATCTCTCGCTCGTTCCTGTACCGAGGCAGCATGATCTCGTAGATCTTCGCCTTGGTCAGGTCGAACGCCGCAGGGTTCCTCACCACCTGCGTGATGTGGTAGTTGCCCGCCCTCCATGGGAACTTGACGGGCGGCTTCGTCGGATGCCACCAACCGTTGTGGGCAGTTGACCATGGATACGGCTCCTTCGGTGTGAAAAGGGGCAGGGCAACCTTCCCCAACTTCAACTTGAGGGCTTGGGTCACCTCGGCGAGGAGTTGCCAGTAGGTCTTCATGGGATCGGGTTCCCGAGCATCATCTTCGTGTGCATCGAACCACCGATGCTGCGGGAATACCAACCGTCACCCGCCGAGCCCTGCGGATGCTTCCCGTGCCATTGGATCGTCTTGCCCGTCAGGACCTTCTCCACGGTCCTCTGATCAGTCACGGGTTTGGCTCCCTTGGAGACGAGGATGTCGAGGATCTTGCCCGAGACCTCTATGTAGTTTCCTCGCCGTCCCAACAGTTCGACCGCCTTGGCAAGCATGGCTCTCTTGGAGTCCTGTTGCCCATCCGTTGCGACAGCGGTGAACTTGCGACCGAACATCGTGCGTTTGCTGAGAAGGGTCGCATCGATATCGTCGGGACCGTCCGTATCGATGATGTCGATGCCGTCGTTGTCGTGCGGAACCTTGTCGGGTGATGGGAAGTCGGGGTGACCTCCGATACCCGCATAGGTCTGCCTGATCATGTCATAGATGTCTTTCTGCACATCCGTGTTCGCCTTGGTCTGCGTGGGATTGATCCTCAACCAACGGTTCTTGGTCTTGATCATTCCCCGTGCCGCCTCGGTGATCTCTTGGATGTATGACTTGAACGAGAGCATGGATTCAGTCTAGGTAGTTGTACATCTTAGGCTTGCCGTCCCACTTCTTCGCCGTGAGGTAGTTGTTGATCTTGATGCCAGGGTCCCCACCGCCCGACTTCCTCACCGTGAAGATCTTCGCTGCGCTATTCGGTGTGCCGCTCGGGGTCGCCTGACCCGACCAACCGTCTCCGTTCTGCTGAAGAACCAACTCGACCACTTCGATCTTCGATGTGCCGATGATGCGCATGACCTTGTAGAAGTGGGGGATGATCATCCCGTAGTAGGTCGAGCCGAACAGGATGTCGCCGACCTTGTAGCCGTGGGTCGGGGTGGCAGGGGCAGCGGCTTCGGTAACCTCGACCGATTCCTTTCGTGAACCCATCGTGCCCAAGGAAGTGTAGAGTCCCGTGTGCTTTTGGAAGATCTCCCTAAGTTGATCTGCATACACGCCCTCGGCACGGTGCTTCACCGTGACATTCGTGCCACGGAAGACGCAGAACTCCACCGTGTAGTCATCCTTGCCTTGGTTGTAGATGATCTTGATGTAGTTGATTCCATCCTTCGCACCCTTGCCAATCTTGAAGGAAAGATAAGAATCCTTACCGCTGAACATGAAATCCTTCGCCCCCGTCATGGCGACGAACTTTCCTCCACCCAACTGCTGCTTGATCGTCTGTGCATTCTGTTGGGTGAACTCCTCAGCGATCAAGGTGCGGTACTCAAACCGCTTCTTCCCCGTTGCCTCGGTAAAGGCACCGATGATTCCCTTCGTGTCCAAGGGAGCGTATGCCTCGGCGATTGCATGCTTCTTCCGTATGTCGGGCATGACCTTGTCGAGGTCCGCACCACTCACAATCGCAGCCTCAATGTCTTTGTAGATGGCACCCAACTTCATTATGGAGACTTGGACACGGTCGAAGTACTTCCTGTAGGCATCGTTGACAGCCTTCTCAAGTTGCCTCTTCCCCATCTTCCTCGCCTCGGCGATTCCGTTAGACTCGACCACCCTCGCCATCTGATCGTTCTTGGAGATGTTGGTCCCGCCGTACTTGACGGCTTCGCTGAGGATGCTGCGCTGATAGTGGTTCATCATGGTCCTGTAACTCCTGACAATGTATTTAGGGTTTGCGGAATCCCTTGACACGGTCTCGTTTGTTTGCTATCTTTCTGGTGAAAGGAAAACCCACGATGACCACCGAACTCACCCTCCGACAGCAACTCGACAACGCCGTCACCGAGCGCAACCTCCTTATGCAGAGGATGCGGACGGCATCCCTGTTTGAGACCATCACGGTGACTGCTCTGCTTCAGGTCGCTCAACTCAAGGTCGAGCATCTGACCGTCGAGGTCAATCGGGCTGAACAGGCAAAGTGACAAAAAATCAGGCAGACCCCGTTGACTTGGGGCAGTAGGGTCTGTAATCTCCCCGCATCTTTTCCCCCATGCGCTCCCGCCTCGGTGACTTGTCCCGAGGCGGGATCGTTTTTGTCCGATGAGGTTGACAACAGGTGTTTGATATCGTATCTTTCCCACGGAGGAACAGTACATGAACCAAGCACAGGTCAAGCCCCTCAAGTATGACGGTCCCCCGCTCCCAACCACATCATGGGATGGACTTCGCAACTTTGCGGCGACAGCCCGTGTGGAGGCGAAGCACATCTCCCGTATCCTGAATGAGGGCAACCGCTGATTTCCCCCTTGACACCTTGCCAAAGATAAGGTATCTTTGGCGTGTAGTCAGAAGTCATAGACCGCAACCCGAAGCACACAGGAGAGAACGCACCATGAGCAGCAAGAACAACGCTCCCGCCGCATCCCTGACCGTCCGCAACCTTGAGGAGAACCTCGCCGCCCTGACGGTGTCCGAGCCGCAGCCCAAGCCGTCCCGTCCCGTGGGGCGGTCGCTGACCCCGACCACTCCCCGCTACACCGAGGTCGTGACCGCCGAGCCCTACGAGCCGCCCGTGCGCATCTTCGCCAAGAAGAAGACGGCGACTCCCGCCGTCACCACGCCGAAGCCGCCCGTGGTCAACGAGTCCGTCCTCCTCTTCAACATCGCCTACGAGGTCTTGCGTAACGCCAAGGACACCCGTGATGCGAACACGCCCGACCTCGCCTACGAGTTGTACGCCCTCGACATCGCCGACCGCCGTGAGCGGTGGGACGAGACCAAGGCTTCGCTGATCGCCTTCGTCAAGGCGAACAAGCAGTACATCCTCTCGTTCGACAGCAAGACCCGTTGGGTGCAGCAGTTCGGGCAGACCCTCTGAGGAGAACCCATGTCCGTAGTCTTCCCCAAACCACCCAAGATGCCGCACGAACTGACCGAGAGCGAGAAGGACTCGCTCATCCTCGACATCGCACTAGGTGTTCTCCGCACGGCGAGGAAGTACGGGGCACCCGATGCCCCACAGATGGCGAGGGAACTGTTCGCCGTCGAGATCTCCAAGGACACTCGCCGTGCGGAACTGATCGCCTTCGTCAACAGGCACAGGAAGGATTGGCTCGTCAATAGCCACCACCGTGCGGATTTCGTGTGCGTGTTCGGACAGACCCTTTGAAGGATGACCTCCGAGATTGGGTATCGATCCTCGCTGAATATCGGCGAAAGAGGATCGATACCCAATCTCGGAAGTCATTCCATATGAAAGAGAACGATCAATAAGGAAAGGAATACGAAACCATGTCGAACCACAACTCAAACAACTACAACCAACCGCACCGCTTCGACCGTGAGATGGCTCTCTCCGTGATCTTTTGGATCGTGGTGGTCGCTATCGTGCTAGGCGGCACCATCGGCGGCTACATGTTCATCAAGCCCCGCTACAGCGTGTGGTCAGCGCAGATGCAAGGCGAGGCGGAACTAGCCCAAGCCGAGGGCAACCGCCGTATAGCCGTGTTGGAGGCGGAGGCAAAACTTGAGGCTGCGAAGTCTCTCGCCGCAGCCGAGGTGGAGAGGGCAAGAGGCGTGGCGCAAGCCAACGCCATCATCGGCGAGTCCCTGCGCAACAACGAGTCGTACTTGAGGTACTTATGGATAGAAAACCTCGACAAGGGTGGGAACTCGGTAATCTATGTCCCGACAGAGGCGGGACTCCCCATCCTTGAGGCGGGGAAGCGTTGAGTATCTCGGACGAAACGATCAATAAAGAGTCAACCAATGAACAATGCTGACATCGACAACATCGTGCCGAGACTGCGGATCATGTGGACGAGTTGCTCACAACAAATCAATGACGAACGCTACGCCGCCGCCGATCTCATCGAAGCCTTGCTCTCCGAGAGGGACGAGGCGAGGCGTGAAATCTTGGAATCGCTGCATCCCGATGTGCGGGAGAGTCATGCCGCTGCAAGAGGATGGGACTTCCCCGACTGCTTCAAAGAGGGACAGCCGTGAACCACGATGATATTGATCGGCAAACCATCGCCTCCCTACTGCACACCATCGCTCTGATTCGGGAAGCCGCAGGAGTCGATGAGAAGCCCATGCTTTCGGAACTGCCCGATGTCATTCGGAAGTTGCGTGAGGAGCGGGACGAGGCTCGTCGCCGTGTCTGCGAGATGAGCCTCCAACTAGGGGAGATCTACCGCCGTGTCGGTGGCAAGACCGTCAGGGTCACGACCGCCGATGATGTCGCCGACATGATGGATTGGGACTGCTACGAGACCCCCGAGTCAAAGGTGGTGAAGACCTTGAACGGAGTGGTCAGGGATGGTGGAAAGGCTGTCCCTCCGCAGTATCACCAAGACTTGGGATGACCCGACAAGGAACACGACATGGCGAAGAAACCCAAACCCAAACCCAAGCCGAACTCCGAGGATGCTTCCCGTGCGCTCAAGCGCATCGAACGGTGGTGCAAGAAGAAGGGGAACAACTTCCACGGGTTCGCAGGACCGCCCAATCCATTGGACAAGCGTTTGCGTGACATCGAACTCGTAAAGGAATACATCGATTCCCTCCACGATAGGATCGTCAACGCATCGTTCATCCTCATGGATTGGGACGGCTACTACAACGCCAACACAAAGCGAGGCAGCGTCCGAGGTCTGTCCGAGATCGTGGAACAGGCATACACCTCACTCCAAGGGAAGTCATGGAGGAGCGACAAATGAACCAAGAGCAACAGGCAAAGCGGATCATCGACATCTCCGTGAGGAGCATGGACGAGATCAGCGAGTTCCTCAACAAAGACATGGAGAGGGAACCAAACGAAACAAGACTCTTGCTCAAGATGATGCGTAGTCGTATGGAGGTGTGCAGGTACTCCGCACTCGCCATCGCACGGAGCGTCGAGGAGACGCAGGAAGCGGATGCGAACAACGAGCGGTTCCGCAGGACGGACGGTGAATGATGGCGAAGAAGCCCCGAACGACCACACGCATAAGGCTTGGCGACAAGGTCTACATCAATGATGGCGAGGACAGCGGCATCTACGAGATCAGGATCATCGTCCCCGAGAAGGATGACTGTTGGCTCTACGCCGAGATCCCCGACGAGGACGATCCCGAAACGACGAGGGACATAGAGCAGCAGTTCCCACTCTCATGGATCGAAGACATATTCCGTAGCCAACACCCGAACGAGTGGGCGAAGCGCAGGGCGCAGATTCCACACAAGCCGTCGAAAAAGGCGAACAAGGCTATGGACGGTCTCGCCAAACTCGACCACGAACTCGGACTCGACTAAAATCTGAAACCTCCTGTTGACAAGGGAGGTTTCTTATCGTATCTTTGCCCCATGGATCAATCACAAACGACAACCACATCCGAAGCGGCAGACCCCTCCACCCTGATGGTGGACAGCGTCCTAGACAAGTTGGTCATCGATCCCGAGATCTACTATCTCAGAGGTCCCGACAAACTCTCGCCGATGCGGTTGGTCTTCAGGATCCCCCACATCGACCCGAACAACATTCCGTTGGGCAGGAGCAGCATGGTGTCGGTCGCTCTTGAGACGGACAATCCCATGATCGATGAGATTCAGACCTTCACGGTCTACAACCCGAAGGGACAGCAGTTCATCCTGCACTTCAAGGTCGGTCACTCTTGGTGGGCGCAGAAGGAGTTCTGCCGCCTGTTGTGGTCGGAGGCGGTGAAGCAGGGATGGACCGTCTCCCCTTCTCTTTGATTTTGAAAAAATCTATCAAGAAATGACTTGATAGATATCGGCTGTCCGCTACATTCACGGACATCGCAATGGTGCGAGAAAAGGAGATCGAAATGGCTAGACGAAAGACAAAAGGCAGGTCTGCTGCAATCAGGATCGATGACATCGATTGGAGTGGCATCGCAAAGGCGTTGTCGAGCAACCGCATGAACGCCAAAGAAACCCGTCAAGAGTTCTGTCCACAGATCACGGCTCCGACTTTCAAGAAGTGGGCTGAGAGCCCCGCAGGGCTCGGTGCCAAGTACTCCATCGATTGGGGACGGGTTGGCAAGGGCAACTACATCCGCATCCATGAAAGGGATCAAGCCGAGAGCGACATCCTCCGCAAGATGGCGGAGTTGGTGACCACCCACGGGATGTTGGCGTGTGTCCGAGCCCTCGCCGAGGTCTCAAGCGGCACCCGCCGATAACTACGGCACAAATCTTCTTCCTTGCAGCACCCCCTGCCGAGCAGTACGGCAGGGGGCTTGCATTTTTGAAACGATACGATATGATTCGGGTGTAGGAGGTACAGGTATGACAACCCGAACGACCCTCATCCTCGCCCTCGCCGCCCTCACCACCTTCACCGCCATCTTCCTTCCGCCTCGGATTCGCATCACGACGAACATCCCGAAGACGGTAGTCTGCATGATCAACTACTGAGGAGCCAACCCATGACCACGACCAAGTCAGTCGCCGCCGTCAACCTCTTGAACGCCAAGACGAATCTCCCCGCCGCTGTGTGGGGAGACCACTCCCTCGCCCTACTCCGTCTCGACAGGTGGCTGTGGACGGCGCAAGATGTCATCAACAAGTACTACAATGGATTCGACATGCTGATCCCGTCCCAACTTGAGATGTCGGACGGTCGCCGCTACATCCGCATCGACTCCGTCAGGGACGGTGGTCAGGGACAGAGGTCGGTCTACGCCTTCATCGATAAGAAGACGGGAGATGTCCTTCGGGCTGCGGGATACAAGGGTCCCGCAAAGCATGCCCGTGGCAACCTCTTCGACTCGCTTCAAGGCACCGAGATGCTGACCCCCCACGGAATTGCGTACCTCGGCTAAATCAAAAACAACGAGGGGAGACCGAAGTCTCCCCTCGCCTTTGTTTTTGTCGAGAGTGTCTTACGAACCCGTAAGCGGCTCGGGATTTCCCGTCTTGAAGGACGCACCGCTGTACGCCCTGATCGTGACGCTCGGAGAATCGACACGCAGACCCTCGTCTCCGCCCGAGTACGCCAACTTGAAGTTTTGCCACGAAGGATCTATCGGGTGCGACATGTCGAGCGTGGCATCTCCCTTGATGAATCCGTCACGGATGATCGGATAGTCGTATTGCGTTGCGTATGGGCTCACCGCAATCGTTCCTCCGTAGCAGGAAAGTTTGTCGATTTGGCAAGAGGACACCTTCACATACGGGAAACCTCCCGTGCTGCCTCCAACGCCGCCGAGTGCGACGGTTTGGAAGGTCGGCAAAGAACCATCGTTGAACGCACCGAGAGTGATGGCGTTGTTGGAGGTTGCGTTGTACCCAGCGATGGCTACCTCGGCTTGGCTTCCGCTGTTTCCGTAGATGTAACCGTCTTGCGACAAGCCTTGCGGTTGGATCGTGAAGTACCTGAACGAAGTGGTCGAAGAAGTTCCGAATCGGACAGGATACCAATACACCATGAAAGATCCGTTGTCATCGACATTCGTGACATCAGTCGCCAAGACGGTTCCCGTCTGTTGCCAGACATTGTTCCAGTACCCCTTGATGAGGGCGGTGGCGTACTTGAAGCCCGACTCCAAGTTGTATCCGATTTGTGGCGGGGCAATAGCAAACGACTTGTTTCCCGAAGCCGAGAGGATGTTGTCGAGTGCAATCCTTGCCCCTCGACCTGGAGCCGTGGAGGCATCGACCACCGTGAACTGACTCGTCCTGATCTTCAAAGGAGAGAACGCATCGAAGTTGCTTGTGGCTCCGATTCCAATTTCACCGACATGAAGGGTGGTTCCCCACCTTTCGAGCATTTCGGTAAGTTCTGCTCCCTGCAACACCGAATCGAATGTCGGCTCCACCCTAAAGGTGATAGCCGTGTGGGCACCCGATCCCGCAGTCCAACCACCAATCCATCCCGTCGAACCTGCGCCCGATCCTGCGGTGAAGCCATCACCCGACATCCCACCGTAACGGCAGGAAACCGAGTAAGTTTTGATGGTTGCGCCACTCGCACCCGTGATCGCACCCGTGAAGATGACCGTGTCGCCACCCTTGGGGAACACCGATGCAGAAGTCCAGTTGTACGCACCTGGCGATCCCGTTGCTTGGATAGCCTTGCGCCAGTTGTTCAGATTGCCCCAATAGTAGGGACTAAACACGAAATCCCCGACATCGGAAGTCGTGCCGTCGAGAACGCTAGTCCACCTCGGACTCGTACCTGACGCACCACCACCCGTGGCAGAATAACCGCTGTTCGTTCCCGTGAATCCCGTGTGTCCACCCACCCAGACATAGGTCGTTGCCATTGCTCTTGTTCCTCTCTGTTTGTCGTATTTAGTCTCGACCTAAACTCCAAGATGAAACCCATACATACCTTTATGGCGAGGAAAAAGCGGAATCAAGACCCCCACATGTTCACCGCCAAACTCGGTGGCAGGGAATGGCACATCCACTTCGTGCGCAGCCGTGACATACCCTCCGACCGATGGGGGGATTGCGGTCACCCCGACGATGTCAAGCCCACGATCAGGGTGCGCAGGGCTGTCGAGGGAAAGAACCGCATGGACCTCATCATCCACGAAGCCCTTCATGCAATCTATCCCAACGAGAGCGAAGAGATGGTGAACCGATCCGCCACGGAGATCGCAAACCTTCTGTGGACTTGTGGCTACAGGCGGGTCGAACTATAAGGATTCATGTCATACATATCGGCATGAAAGACTTTTTGTCTCACCTCCATGAACAGGACACGCAAGAACTGACGGAGGCGAAGAGGAAGGGCAAGGAGACCAAGGGACATGAGTTCCAACGGGAGATGGTCGCCCTCCTACAGTCGAGTCTTCCCCCGAGCAAGCGTGAGAAGGTCACCTTCACCACCGCAGGTCTCGGCTCGACCTCTGCGGACATCAGGGTGATCCATCAGGACTATCCGAACCAACCCCTGCTCATCGAATGTAAGAACGGCGTATCGCAAGGCGGTGCGCTGACTTGGAACTATGACGGATCCGAGTGGTCGGTCAGTCCGAAAGCAAAAAACAAATCGATCTGCGACAGCGATCCCGTGTACTGTGAGACGATGGCGAAGACCCTCAAAACGCCGACCGTGATGAACCGTGTCAACAAGGTTCTTGCAAGGCATGCTCACTTCATTCCCGAACTGATGACCAACAAGGTCTCGTTCAACACGGTGAACGAGGTGTGGAAGATCGTCCTCAAGTTGGTCGCCAACGAGATCCAAGCCGAGTCATACGACGATGAGTCGATCAAGTGGCGGTTTCCTGTGGAAGGAGATCGGTATTGGAACACCCTCAACTCAATGATGCACCAATCCCATATGCTTGTCATAAAGGGTATGGGAACGATGCTCGTCGGCGGTGCGAGGTTCCCTGAATCGTGGTTCATGCCGACCCCAACCATGCTCACCGCACCGAGGATCGACATGGTCACGGCAGATGCGGGTGGCATGGCTGAAGCCCGCTTCAAAAGGGGCGGCAACGAAAAGACCAGCATCGTGCAGATGAACCGCAGGATGTTCATCGTGTCAGGTGCGGGTGGACAGCACGGAACTCCCCCCAAGGATGGAGATGAGATCAAGGTCTTGGGTTTGGAGAAGGCTATCGGATTCGATCCGAAGGAAGCCCCGCAGTTTGGTCTCCGTGGCGGAAGCACGGCTATGGTCCGATATGTCGTGCATAACGCAGGAGATGCCGACAAGGACCACATCGGGAAAATCGTAAAAATCCATTCCGTAACCAAGGCATCTAGGAAACTCGGTGGGTTGTCACAGATTGGCTACGAGATCCTCTGTGACTTCAATCACTCGGCTAAGACTGTGACCTTTGAAACGAACCTTCGGCTCGACAACATCAAGGTCCCCACCCCCGTGAACTTTGAAACCAAGCCGAGTATTTTCGCCAACTGCATCGTGTGATGGTCGTAAGGTGTTGACTCCATGGGAAAGGTATGCTACCTTTTCGGTGTGAGAGGAGCCTACGACATGAGAGACTCAACCTACCGTGACCCTCCCGCCACGCTCAACATCGCCGAGTTCTCGCACTACCTGATGGTGACCAATCCCCGACTAGCGATGGCACTCCTCGCCGCTGCGGTCGAGGAGATGGCATCTCTCCCGAGCGAGATAGAGGAAAAGTTGATCGAAGTCCCCGCATTCGATGAGGACGGCACACCCCTTTACGCACTCACCGAGAGAGGCGAAGAGGTCTACGCACACCTGCTCAAGGACTGAAAGGACTCAACCATGGGATCGTTCGATGGATCGTTCGATGAAGACGGCTTAGACATTGAGATAGCACCGTTCGTGCTTCCCGATGACCACGGTCTCCCCTCCGTTCCGCCGTTCCTCGCTGACGGCAAGAAGATCGACATCACGGTGATGTCGTGTCAAATCGAATACGAGGTCGAGATCGATAGTTGGAACTACCCCAATGGAGACAACACTCTCCATGAAGAGCCTTCGATCAAGTCATCAAGCGTGAGCATCGAACATGCCGATCTCGCCCTCTACACCGAGGATGCCGAGGAGATCGATCCCGAGAAAGTCCCCAAGGAACTGTGGAAGTTGCTCATCGGTCACGCCGAGGAGTGCTTCCCCATCGATGACTTCCGTGATGCGATCCTTGAGGACTACGATCAGAACGGCGACTCCGACTACTACGAGGATGATCGCCCCTACGACGATTGATCGGGTGAACAGGTGAACACCCCGTCCTGAGCGAGTCCGAAAAAAACGGAACGCTCCCACTAAAACTCCCACACCGAACGCCGACAGTCCTCTCACACAGGGGACTGTTGTCTTGTCATCTGTGGAACTGTCTGCTACAGAATGACCGATTAGGGTGAAAACTTCTAGGACTGTCTCTTGACAGCCTTGATGCGTTTGTTACCATCCCGCCCGAGACCCATAACCTGAAAGGCACATCCGATATGTCCACCGCAACCTATGTTCTTATGGCAGCGTTCCGCCTGAACCCCCTCGATCCCGCATGCATAGGGGATGCCGACTACACGATCCGTGACTACACCACGGTGGTCGGTGCCCAACCTGCGATGATCGTCGGCAACGGTCAACTCCTGATCAATGTTTCTGAAAGGGAACGAGGATGGAAAATTGAACTTCGCAACGATTCGGATGCCGAAGAAGCCTTCTTTGTGGACATGAACACACAAAAGGTGGACATGAACAGGTCTTGGCGTGTGCGCCTCCGCTATCCCGAGAAGGCATACATTCAGATCAAGGATCAGACCAAGGATCAAGAGGTCTTGGCTGCATGGAACAGCGTCCATCTACGACACAGCCTCGCCTTCGATGTTCTCCCTCCGATCATGCTCAAAGAGACCACGGAGGAATCCCTGCACCTTTGGGTGAGGGACGAGCGCAGCCTCTCGACTCCATTTCTCAAGCACAGCATCGTCGTTGCAGTCCCCTCTAAGGAAACGATGGTGTTTGAAATGGATCTCTTCAAGGCGGAGGACCTGAATCTCGACGGCAAGGTCAACGCCTCTGACCTCAGCATCGTCCTCAGCAGTTGGGGCAGCGGAAACGGGGATGTGAATGGGGACAGCACCACCAACGCCCAAGATCAGTCTCTCGTACTCGCCGCATATGAAAAGGTGGAAGCGACAACCCCATGAAGTCGGGCACGAAGACCACCGAATTTTGGGTGTCCATCGCACCCGTGATGATGGGACTCATCGAAGGCATGAAGGGCGACAAGGAGATTGCGAAATGGCTGATCGTATGCGGGACATCCTTGTCCATCATCTATATCGTCAGCCGAACCGCACTCAAGATGACGGCATGCAAGAACGAGTCGGAGAAGACAGAAAAGCAAGCACAGGAAGAGGAGACCATGACATGACAGGTGTCGCCCCATCGGAAAAACCTTATCGAAAGCGTTTCGGCAATCATCAAGTGACCACGGGACAGGCTGCACAGATGCTCGGTGTCTCGTCACGAACCGTGAGCAAGTGGATCGATGAGGGCAAGTTCCCTTCTTGGCGAATCAACAAGGATCGCAGGGTTCTCATTACCGACCTTGCCAAATTTGCTGAGGCGAGGGGAATCCCGCTCAATATCGACAACCCCGTCTGTGCGGTCAAGGTCGATTTGGGAAACAAGGACATGAAGAATCAGATGGAATCCCTGAACTTGCGGATGGACGCTCTCTCCGCCCTTGTTTCCTTGGCTGAGGAGTGCCTTTCCAAGGGAACCCTCATGCTCGGGGATTCAAGGATGGCGAAGGTCGATGTCGATGCACGGAAGAGGTTCCTCGACAGACTGAAACTTTTCAGGAGTATAGACTGACAAAGGGGGTTCCATGGACGGTGGAGGCGACAAAGGAAATGAAGCGGACGATGATCACCTCAGGGATTTCCTGAAGAATCTTCAACTGACCAAGAATTGGCTCCGTAGGCGTTACGGAGACAGGATCCTCGGCATGATGGGATTCGATGACTTCCTTCAAGAAGCGGCGATCACCATTTGGAAGAATCGCTCCGATCCTAAATTCATGCTTCGGAAGGCGAAGTTCCAACAGAAGACCTTCTTCGCAAAGAAACACTACAAAAATCGCAGCGTTCCCATCTCCACACTTGAGTTGGATGGGGCATCACCTGGAAAGAGTATGTCGGATCTGGTCTTTGTCGAAAAGACTTCTAAAGGTCCTCTTGTGGTTTTGGACGAAGATTGGGAAGTCCTCCGCATCAGGCACAACCTGCGTGACACCGACATCACGATGCTCAGGATGAAGTGCGAGGGCAAGACCACACATGAGATATCGCTTGCAGTAGGAATCGCCGTGAACTCGGTTCATGTGCGAATCTCCAACATCAAGCACAAGATCGTCACCGAGAAAAAGGAAAGTGACAACCCATGAGAAGTCACATCCTCCTCACGGGAGGCAGCGGTCTGATCGGCAGCGAGATGCCCAACGGCTTCGCACACACCCCGACTTCGGATGAACTGAATCTCCTCGACTACAAGAAATTGCGTGAGTTCGTCGCCGACAACGAGATCACCGAGATCGTCCACCTCGCCGCCACGGTCGGCGGTGTCCATGCGAACGACTTCAATCCGTTTGAGTTCTTCAGCAACAACCTCTCCATCAACGCCAATGTCATGCGGGTGTGCGGGGAGTTTTGGCTCACGAACGCCACCTTCGTCCTATCGACCTGCGTGTTCCCCGCCCATGCCGAGTACCCCCTCGGGGAGTGGAGCCTTCACCTCGGGGAACCCCATCACACGAACTTCGGCTATGCCTACGCCAAGAGGATGCTTGAGGTCGGTGCCCGATGCCTACGCAAGGATCGGAACATTCAGGTTCGCTGTGTGATCCCGTGCAATGTCTTCGGACGGAACGACAGGTACGACACCGTCAACGGTCATGTCGTGCCGAGCCTCATCCACAAGTGCTACCTCGCCAAGAAGCACGACATGGCATTCCGTGTGTGGGGATCGGGAAATCCCCTGCGTGAGTTCGTCTACGCACCCGACATCGCACGGGCTATCACGGCGATCCACTTGGATGACCGTGATTGGATCCCCAACGACATGATCGTCTCCCCCTCCGAGGAACACTCCATCAGGGACATCGTGGGCATGATCGCCGAAGCCATGGACTTCCGTGGCGAGATCATCTACGAGACCGACATGCCTGAGGGCATTTACAGGAAGCCCACGAACAACTCACGGTTCCGAGCCGCCTATCCCGACTTCAGGTTCACCGACATCAAGACTGCCATCAAGGAAACCTGCAATCATGTCCGAAGCAACTACGACTCCATCCGAAAGTAAGACCGCCGTCATCACGGGAGTCAATGGTCAGGACGGCTCCTACCTGAGCGAACTCCTCCTGAGCAAGGGCTACACCGTCATCGGTCTGAAGCGGAGGACATCGACCATCTCGACGGGCAGGATCGACCACCTCGTCACCAATCCGAGGTTCATCCTGAAGTACTACGACCTCCACGACTCGTCGTGCATCTCCAACATCCTCATGGAGTACGAGATTGACGAGATCTACAACCTCGCAGCGCAGAGTCATGTCGCCGTTTCGTTTGAACTGCCCGAGTACACCTCGGACGGCATCTGCAACGGAACCATGAACATCCTCAACGCCATCAGGACGATCTCCCCACAGACGAGGCTATACCAAGCGTCCTCTTCGGAGATGTTCGGCGACTCGACCCCCACGGATCCCACGGGATTCACCGAGAAGTCCCCGTTCCAACCCGTGTCGCCCTACGCCGTCGCCAAGGTCTACGCACACCACATGGTGCAGACATACCGCAAGGCTTACGGAATCCACGCATCCTGCGGCATCCTCTTCAACCATGAGAGCCCACGCCGTGGCGAGACCTTCGTCACCCGCAAGATCACCTTGGCGGCTGCGAAGATCAAGCACGGATTGCAGAAGGACCTCCGCCTCGGCAATCTCGACGCAAAGCGGGATTGGGGTCACGCCTCCGACTATGTCAATGCCATGTGGCTCATGCTCCAACAGAACATCCCGAGCGACTATGTCATCGCCACGGGACAGACCTACACGGTGCGTGACTTCCTTGACGAGGTGTTCTCGGTTGCAGGGCTCGGCGATTGGAGCAAGTATGTTGTCATCGACCCGAGGCTCTTCCGACCGAACGAGGTTCCTTACCTCCTCGGGGACTCGACCCATGCCCGTCTCATGCTCGGTTGGACACCGTTCCACGACATGCGCACCCTCGCCCAAGCCATGTACCGCTCGGACGAAGCCATGATCACCTCGGGCGGCATCATCTACTGAATCCCATGAACCACCCCAAGATGGACATCGTTGACAGGCTGACCATCGCCTTAGAGGAAGTCTCAATGGAGAGGGCTCGGTTCCATGAGTACACCACGGAATCCCTGCCCAAACTTCTCATGGAGGCACGGGACGAGATCCACAGGTTGCAGGGGATCTCGTACTGCTACCCGCCGAGCGGGAGTCACCATGGAGTCACTTGGCGGGAGGAATACGAGTCCATGCAGGACCGTTTCACCAACATGCCCGTGGATGAGTTCGTCCAATGGAAGTCGATCATGCGGGATGAGTGATTTTCGGGGATTTCTCCCGATGTCGCTAAACGAACAACCCTAATGGTCGATCTAGTCAGCGTACAACCTACAACTCCTCAGGGGCGGGGGTCGAGTTTCCCACCACCACTCCCCCCGCCCCAACAAGTCATCTTTCCCCCATGCGCTGTCGCCACGGAACCGATCCCGTGGCGATGGCGTTTTTATGCGGAACCATCGGAAATCCCCTTGACAGATGGGGTTCAATATCGTATCTTTGATCCATGCTAACACCACACTTCCATTTCCTCGTCACCGTCGATCAGGACATCGTCTTGTTCGTCAAGCAGGACGATGGATCGATACTCATCCGTAATGCCGAGCGCAGCATGGGAATCGGATGGAAGGACGGTGTGTACTCCGCCGAAGATGCTCGCAGACTGTGGTCATATATCCACGACTACGGGGGTCGAGCCATCGATCACTCCATCGGAGACACCATCTCAGCCATACTCGGTGCGTTCGTGTCGAAGGTTACGGACGAAGCCACAACCAAGGCGGCAACCGTAATTGCATCAAGGGATACAGACATCCGAGTCCTCAGGCGTGAAGTCATGGAACTCACCGATGACCTTCGCAGGATGGAGAAGCGAGCCGACATGATGTTCTCCATAGAGTCCATGGAGAGGGATGCCTACGACAAGGCATGCGAGAAAGAGTTCCAAAGGAAAGACTTCGATCAATTTTGAGCGACCATGTCCCACTTCTATGCCAAGATCACCGAGTCAGCCCGAAGCACCGTACCCACGGCTCGGGGACATCATTCCATAGAGACTCTCACCCAATCATGGAATGGGCAGATACGGGTCAGGATGTGGCGATGCAATCAGACCAAGACAGATAAGTATACGGTCATCCTGCAACCACACGGCAGAACCGATGACAGGGGCATCCTGATCCTAGAGGGAACACTTGAAAGTTCTCAAAATTGTGGTAGTATCTGAATGCAGAGAGGAGGCACGATGAAGCAGAAGTTTGCTCTCGGCACCCCCCTCACCCTCGGGAAGAACGGCTGCGAATACCTCTTCACGGCTGTCCCTGACGGGCAGGATCCAACGAAGGTAGCCTATGTGCAGGTGACCCGCCGATGGCTCGTAGATCCCCCCGACAGCCCCGTGGATGACATGGGGCGTTGGACGGTCGATAACGCCAAGGCGATGTGGAAGGACCTCACCGTGGGCGGATATCGCCCCGTCTAAACATCCTCGGTGCGACACCCCCTCATGCGACGAGGGGCTTATCCGTGAACCCATGCAAGGACGCATGAGATGAACAAGACCACCGCCATCGTTACGATCACCATTCTGCTTCTCGCCTTCTGCGTGTCGTTCGTCGGCACCCTGTGTTGGTTCGCCTTGTACGAGTTACTGAGGGAGACCTGTGGGCTCTCGTTCCTCGGTGCCGTCACGGCGTACTCGGGGGGAGTGTCGTTGCTTGCCCTGCTTGGGGCGTACTTGAAGGCGCAGCGGGACTGACATCAGTCAACTTCTTCAAATGGTTCCGCTCCTTGATCTTGGCGATGATCTCCATCGTGAGGTCGCTCTGCAACCTCGACGCTAGTCCATCCGTGCCGAAGATCCTTTCCTTCTCGGAGTCGGTCATGGTCTCCTTGAGGATTTCGATCATCTCGACCACCTCACGGATGGCGGTTGAGTTCCGCTTGCTCTTGATCGTGGACCACACGATCATGGCGATGGATGCCACGAATCCTACGATCAGGAGGATAGCCCCGACAAGGGCGATCTCCTCCATGTAGTACTGCGAAGCCGAGGCGAAGCCGAGCATCAGGACACCGAGCATGGCAAGGGATCCTCCGTATGTCCTGTTCAGGAAGAAAGCCACGGCGGCACCTGCGGCGATCAGGACGAATCCGATGACCCAAAACATGGAGATGTACGAGTACAACTTCTCCATGGCTTTGACACGGGTCTCCTCTAGCATCAGACGAAGGCTCGTCAGGCTGCGCTCAAGGGTCTCGACCTCCTCGGTGAGGTTCTTGAGTCGCTCGGTCTCTCGTTGGATTTCATCTGCTGCTTCGTAGATGTTGTCAGCCTTGGCATCGATCTTGGCTAGGGTGTCCACGGCGACATCGGAGGGTCTCGGAGCGTCTGACGGTTGGGTATCACGACCTGCCGATTCCGTGTCATAGATGACACCGATTGCAAGTGCCTCCCGCACGATCTTGGTGTCCTTCTTGATCCCTTCCGCATCCGACTTGATGACATCCACCGAATCCTCGGTGTGATCCACCACAGAGGTGAGAGTTGTCGAGGAGACACCTGTCGATGGCTTTGGGGGCACAGGATCAGGTAGTGTCTTACATGAAGCGAGTACGGTCAGTAGACCGACGAGGACGAGTTGTCGGAAGTTCAGGGTTCCCATGCCTTTACTTATGGGATTGACCCTAAACATGGGTATGCCACGCCGTACAGCCGTAGTGAAGCCCAAGCAACCGAAGAAGTCCGCCAAGCCCCTGTCTCCATCAGACAGGAGGAGCAAGACATCCGTCAAGAAGCCCAAGTCCCCGATGACTCCAAGGAAGCCTCGCCCTTAGGAGATAGGATCCACCCTGTAGGCATCGAACACGAAGTTCACCGTCCCGTAGATGGGGGTGGGATCGGTTTCGCTCTGCGTCAGGGTGAAGCCCGATATCTGTGTCGGTATCAGGTTTGAGAAGGTCATCATCAGGATGGGATTCTTCTTGTTGTTGAGGAAGAACAGTTTCCCGTGGTTCACATTTCCCTTGTACTCGGGCACGATTTCCTTGAAGTCCCTGTACGGCACACCTGACCTCTGCCACCGCACCATCTCCATGTAGTTGCTAAAGTCCTCGTTCACGATGAATCTGAGCGAGAGGTCCGATGGCGACCTGCCGCCTGGAAACTTGATGTCGTTGGCGGCGAACAGGTGGTTCAATACTACGGGGTTCGATGATAGGGTAGGAGTGGTCACCGAGGTACAGAAGTAGGTGACCCCCTGCACCTTCTCGCAGACGAACCTGAAGTTGGTCGCCATGGCGAGGTTGGTGTTGATTGGGTTGTTCCCGAGGGCACCGAAGTTGTTCAGTTTCGGGAACCAATCCTTGAGGTCGGTGGTAGCCATCAGGGTTCCTTGATGTCGTAGGCGGTGAACTGAAAGGTGGCATCACAGATCAGGGGCGAGTTGTCCGACACTCCCGAGTTCATCGGCATTCCCGCAAGGCTTGTGATCATCAGACCGTCGAACAGAACCCGAGCCACGGGATTCTTCTTGTTGTTCAGGATGAGGAGTTGACCCGAGTCGGTGATGATGTTCCTCAGTCTCGCATCGGACTGATCCTTGAAGAACCCGTAGTAGTTGAGGCTCTTGTTGAACCAGTCCGACATCTCAAACCAATTGCTGTAGTCATCATTGACGATGAACTTGACCGAGAGGTCTCCGTGGTCGATCTTGTTCCCGAAAAACTTGAGGGACGGGGAGAGCGGCACAGGCAACTTGATCGGCTCCATCGTCAGGGACGGGAAGGTCGCCTCGGTGCAGAAGTATATCCCGCTTCGGATCTTGGGGATCATCAGCCTGAAGTTCGTGCTGAAGGACGGGTTGGTGTTGATCGGTTGCCGCCGCAGGGGGCTGAACACGATGTCATCGGGCACCCTCGGTGAGTCCGTCTTCGGGGGCGTGAGGTTTGGATTGCTCGGACTCGTCGGCTGTAGGTTCAGCGGGTTCGACTCTACGGGAGCGTCCGCAACATCCAAGGTCGGCTTTGAGGCGGGTTCCATTGAGGTATGTATCCAAAACGACATAGGGCGAGGTCTTTCGACCCCGCCCCATGAGTTTCTGTCCCACGACCGATCAGAAGAGGTTGGTGACCTTGACGATGCGGTAGTAGATGTTCTTGCGGACTGCACCTGCGGCATACGGATCCGAGACGCTAGCATTTGCCGAGATCGTCGCAAACGGGTTGTTGACGAGACCGTAGCGGGTCTTGAAGCCGATCTTCGGTTGGAAGGACTGCTCACCGACTGCACGGACCATTTGGAGCGGCACATACGGGCAGTAGAACATACCCGCATCGTAAGCCGACGAACCCTTGTAGCCCGCCATGAAGAAGTCATGCGAGGTGGTCATGGACGAGTACGGATCGATGTAGACCCGCAACTTACCGTTGAGGACACCTGCGAAGGTGTTGCCCGTGTCATCCACATTGAGGTTGGTGCTGAGGGCGGGGGCGTAGTCGAGAACACCCGCCATCGACAGAGCCGAGGCGACATCCGAGGAGCAGACAATGAAGTTGCCCTTTCCACGGCGGGTTTCCTTGGCGATCTGATTGCACTCACGCTCAATCTGGAAGAGCAGACCCTTGAACTTCTCGACCGACCAACGACCGTTGGAATCGACATTGAGGTCGAACACACCCGTGGTTTGGGTCGAGCCGCTCTTTGCGCCCAACTTGGCGTTGCTGTAGATCACACGAACGACCTCACGGTTGATCTCTGCGAGGATTTCGCTCGACAGGATGTTGGCGAGTTCGGTCTCAGCGTCGAGCCCGTGGATCGCCTTGAGATCCTGAGCGAGTTCCATCGTGTACTCAGCCTTGAGCGCACGGGTCTTCGCTTCGACGGTGGTTTTCTCAATGCTGAACGCCATCTGCGGGAACGGGTTGTTCGCCGAGTCGCCGAGGGCTTCGCCGTTGAGGGTGGTGTAGCCAGGAGTTCCCTTTACGCCAGTTGCCTGAGCAAGGGTGCCCGAACCGAACGGATCAACGCCGCCGACATCAAACGGATCGGTGTTGTAGTTGCCCTGAGCCGTCGCACCAGTCGAGCCCGAACCGCCGAATGCGGTGTCGGCCTCTTGGTACAGAGCCTCGCCGCCGCCTTGGCTGATGTAGCGGCTGCGCATGGCGAAGATGAGGCCCGTGGGGCCGCTCATCGGCTGAACGCCGCAGATGTCGTAGGCGATGAGATTCGGCATCGCACGACGAACGAGGCTAATGAGGATCGGGTCCCACTTGGCGACACCGCCCGTATCGGGCATGGCACCTGCGAAGTTGGTCGGAGCCGACTCACGGAGGTACTGCTCCTGATTCTCAAGGAGCATGGTCGTAACCGCCTTGCGGTACGGATCCTTGATCTGCGGAAGGTCCGCATGCTCAAGGATGGGTTGCCACTTCTTCTGAAGGGCTTCGGAAATCGTAAGATCCATCTGTCTTCTCTCCCTTGTTGAAAGGTTTTTTGTATTTAGCGCAGCGGTCGTTTACCGCTTGGAAATCCTGCGCAGCGTGTCGGCGTAAGCCTTCATGGACTCGCTGACAAACTGAGTTTGGGTTGGGTTGGTGGGCTCGTTGTCGATGCCCTCCTCGACGGTGGCGGCGGTCTCCTCGGTGAGGACGGCCTTCCTGCCCTTGCCGCTGAAGTAGGACTCACGGATCACGCCCAACTTGCTGCGGACATCGTTCTCGTCGCCGTCGAGGGTGACTCCCTCGGCGAGGGTGCGGAAACGCTCCTTCTGCGAGAGGGTCATGTCCTCCGACAGTTCGTCAAGGATCTTGCCTTGGCGGAAGACCTTGACCTGCTCGGTCAGTTCGATGTTCTTGCGCATCTCCTCGTCAAGGCAAGCCTTGAGTTGATCTGCGGTTTCGGCGAGTTGGTCGGCGATGTCGATCTTCGACTCGGGGACCATGATGTCATGCTCGGTGAAGAGGCTACGGAGACCCTCCATGAACTGCTCGGCGACCTCGGTGCGGATGCCCTTCTCGACTGCGAGACGGTTCTCTTCAAGCCACTCGTTCACGACATACGAGAGGTACGAGTCCAACTGCTCGGTGAGAGCGGTCTTGTTCTCTTCGATCTCGCTGACGAGGCGGTTGTTGTACTCCTCCTCAAGTTCGGTGCGGATCGACTCGACACGCTCGTTGATCGCCGCCTCAAAGATGGTCGCAGCCTTGTTCTTGAAGTCCTCGGTGAGGTCTTCGCCGTCGAACATGGCATCCATATGGGCATCGATCTCCTCACGCATCGCCTTCTTCGACTTGACGCTAGCCATCAACTTCGACTTGGCATCACCGTCGCCTGAACCGACATCGACGGGCTCGGGGACGATAACGCCACCGCCCGTTCCGTCCTTGTACAGACCTGCGTACTTGCCGCTGCCCGCACCCGTCTTGGATGCGTTGGCGACAGCCTTCGATGCGGTCGGTGCAGCCGAAACCACACCACCACGCTTGGTGGAGAGGTTGGTCATCTGCTTGGTCTTGCCATCCTCTTCTTCAAGGGGGGTCTCCTCTTCGGTGACCTCGTCCTCGTCAAGGATGATCTCTTCGATCTCGTCGTTGCTCTCGTAACTATCCATGGATTTTCTCCTGTGCTTGTTATTTAGGCTTCCATAAGGGTTCGATCAGAGCCTTCCGAGGAACCTCTTGAAGGCGGCGATCTTCGCCTCCTCCAACTTCCTAGCGGATGCCTTCCTGATGTTGTTTCGGATCTCTTCTGCTTGCTTGGCGACGAGGAGTCCGTTCTCGTAGACCCATTCCCTTCCCTCCATCACGCCACGGACAAATGCCTCGGGGGCGGAGGGGTCGGCGACGATGTCGGCTGCGGTCGAGAGGCGGAAATCGTCCTTGACATAGGACGCACCGTTCTTCTCTTCAAGGGAGCCAACGCCACGGCTCGACACACCCAACTTGGCACCCTCATCGATGAGGTTCTTGACGATCTTGCCGTAGGGGGTGTCGGTGATCTTCGCCTTGCCGTAGAAGTTCTTGCCGTCAGGGTGGAGTTCCGTGATCATGTGCGAGACACGCTCAAGGTTGATGGTCGGTCCCTCGGGGTGACCAAGTTCACCGAACGCCCTCTTCGCCTCAACGAACTCCCTGCGGTACTGATCGACCTTGTCCTTGAGCATCTTGAACTCGTAGACACGACCGTTACGGTTCCTGATGTCGCCCTGAAGGAAGGTGCCTTCGATGAAGTACTGCCGCTGACCGTTCTTTTCCTCGGTCAGGACTTCGATCTCCTCGTTGACCTCGCAGATGAGTTTCATCCTGTCTCCTTTTCCCTTATGTAGTCTTTTAGATCAGAGGACGAACTCGACTATGACGGTTCCAGCCGTGGTGACCGTGATGCCGAATACACCCGTGGGATTGATGCCGAGGGGCTTCAGGGTGTACCGCTCAAAGTTGTACTCGCCCGCAGCAGCAGCCGTAAACACAGTCTGTCCCGACATGCTGACGCTGAAGGAAGGTGATCCCGAGACGATCTTTGAAATCGCCGCCGTGCCGTTGGTGATTCCCGACCCCTCACCGAGAAGCCTGCCGTCCGTATTTCCGTAATCACAAAAAGCGGATGCGGTGATGCCGACATCGCTTACGGTCGATCCCGTGGCGTACACGACACGCTTGTTGGTCTTGACGATCTGTGGCATTACTCGTTCTCCTCGTTCTTCTTTGCGAACCCAACTGCATGGGTAAAAGCCCCCCTGCCCTCTGCTATGAGGATGAGGAAAGCGGATTGGTTGCTCTCGGAAAGTCGGTCGTATGCACGGGCGAGAGCCTGTCCCTGCGACGGGGTGATCGATTGGGTCTCGCCGTCGAGTAGGCGGACTGATGTCCTCTTACCCGAGAGAGACTCCCGTATCGCAGACAGAATCCCATCTGCGATCTCGGCATGGCGAATGTCCTCAAGCACATCCTTGGACAACTGCTTCACCACGGACACGGTCCTCGGGTTGGAGGAGACAACGGTCGCCTCCTTGCCCTTGACGGTGACCTTGGCACCATCATCAAGAATGGAGAAGTTGGCGGCAAATTCCTCCGCAGCCTTGTCCTTCTTGAACCTGACGGTGACCTTCGGCATCGGCGGTCAGCCCTTCCAGTTCTTCTCAATCCAGTTGAAGAACTTCTTCTTCTCGGCATCGTCCATCTTTGCAGGGGAGGACTTGCCGAACTTGGTGAGAGCCTTCTTGAAGAAGGTGCGGAACTCCTTCTGCTTCGGGCTGAGTTCGGTCTCCGACATGGAGAACTTGTCGCCCTTCATCAGCACGGCTGCGTCGATGTCTTCCTTGGGCGCACCCATGAGGGTCTTCTTCTTCTCACGGAGGCTGCGGTACTTCTCAACGACACGCATCGCCTCATGGAAGTTGATGTCGATGGGGGCGGGAACGACCGCTCCCCTGCCGCTGCCATCGTCGTACAGACCACCGAATCGGTTCTCTTGCATTGCCTTTGCCCTTTGTTCTCGGAGTTTCCTAGCAGACTCAAGGCGCATCACAGTCTCCCTGTAAGCACGGGTGCGACCGTCGATATCGACCTTCTCCTGGATGTCGAGATCCTCCCTGAGTTTCTTGAGGTACAACAAATAGTCTTTGTAACGAGCGTTAGGAATCAACTTTCCCTTACTAAAGGAGTGGGTTGGGCTCTCTAGAGAATCTACAATTTTCCACGAAACGACATCTTGTGGTTTCTTTCCTTCAGAAGCAACTCGTTTTGCGACAGCCTTCTTTACCATATTTACATAGTCTTGAGCCTCTTTTTTAGACGAGAGTCGAGGTCTGTCCGTCACTTCGTTACCCTCTCTGGACTTGATAAGGATAGCAAAACTACTTTCTTGGATGTCGCCGCCATCGGGTTCGTAGGAATTGCTCACCGTCGAGGCAGGAGCGGCAGGATTCACGGGAGCGAGTGCCTTCTTCGACATTCGCTTCACCTGATTGACATACCAATTGCCCCTGTACTTGGCATCCATCAGATCGTCGTATGACTTACCCGTCAGTTTCTTGAACTTCTGCTTGGTGATCTCGCCACGGATGACCTGAACGACCAACTTGAGTATCTTTGCCCGCTCACGCTGCATGTCACCCTTGAGACCCGCTTGCACTTCCCTGTGGGCATCGGCGAAGGTTTGGAAGCCGCCGCCCCACTCGTCTTCTTGGATGTCGAGATCCTCCCTGAGTTTCTTGAGGTACAACAAATAGTCTTTGTAATAAGCGTTAGGAATCAACTTTCCCTTACTAAAGGAGTGGGTTGGGCTCTCTAGAGAATCTACAATTTTCCACGAAACGACATCTTGTCGTTTCTTTCCTTCAGAAGCAATCTCCTTTGACCAAGCCTTCTTTTCCATATTTACATAGTCTTGAGCCTCTTTTTTAGACGAGAGTCGAAAGATGTGCTCCACTTCGTTACCCTCTCTGGACTTGATAAGGATACGAAAACTACTTTCTTGGATGTCGTTGATTTGATTCTTGCTACTCATTTTGGCTTGACCTCTTTGCTTGGCTTTGGCTTGGGTGGAGCAGGTGGCTTGGAAGCCGCCTTCGGCTTCGGTGGGACGGGTGCCTTCTGCGGAGGCTTCTTGCCACCTGCGGGTTGACCCGTCTCAAGTTCCTTCTGCTTGAGGTTCGCATCGGCGACCTCGTTCGGCTTGCCCGCATCGACGGGGGCTGCGACGGTCGAGACACCCGCAGCCTTGTCCTTGGCGATCTGCGCAGTCATCGCTGCGGCGAGTTGCGGATCCTTCTTGACATCCTTCACCATGCCGTCGATGTAGTCCTTCGCAGCCTTGATGCCGACCTTCGGACCTGGGAAGAACTCCCACCTGCGGTCGTTGATGTAGATCCTGACGGGCTTGCCGAAACCCGTGCCTAGTTGCTTGACGGTGATCTTCTGACCCTTGTAGTCCGAGGAGGATTGGTAGAACTCCTTCTCAAAGTTCGGGTCGAGCGACATGTCATCCTTGGCGGCACCTGCGGCGGTGGGGACGATCTTGAGGTCTCCCGCCTTGATGGGCTTCGTGACGGGGGGTGCGGAAGGTGCGCCAGGTAGGTTCTCCGAGATGATGTCCCGAGAGAGTTGCCCCTTGAGCGAGTCGAAGATGCCGTGGACACGGGAAAGCAACTCGGTGCGGACGGAGCCCCTGAATCCCGAGGCATCCTTCCCAACGAGGCTGTCGATGGCGTTCCTGATGCGGCTCTTTTCCATCTTCTCCCTTAGGCAAGACCGAACTGCGAGTTGTCGGGTTCGATCTTTCCTGCGTTCCGTTCCTTCTCAATCTCACGATCCATCGTCTTCATGTCCGCTTCAGAGAAGCCGAGGACATTCCTGCGCACCCACTCATGGCTGTAGTACTTACCTATGTATGGTTTTATGTTCCCCAACTCCTCGACCTGCTGCCTCCGCAGTTCGGCGTTCTTGAGTTCGGTGAACAGGTTGTCCTTGAGGAAGTCGAAGTAGATCGATTCCTTCATCTCAGGCCATTCGTCGGCGGTGATGACCTTCTTGAGGATCAGTTGCTTCCGCAGGATGTCGAAGAACAGTTCGCTGAACTTGGTGCGGAGCCTGTGGACGAACTTCGTGAACCTGACCTCGTCACGGGTGATCTCGGTGCTTCGACCGAGCATGAACTGCTTGTCCTGCTCAAGACGGCTTGAGGGCACCGAAAGTGCCCTGTAGACCTTCTTCTGAAAGTAGATGACATCGGTGAGTTCGCCGAGGTTCTGACCGCCCTGTAGGGTGGTGATCTCGGTACCACGGCTACCTTCACGGCGTGGGAGCCAATAGTCCTCAAGCATGGACATGAACTTCTTGTCATCCCTGACCTCGCCCGTGTTCGCATCGTAGACGAGGCGGTTGCGGTAGCGGTTCATCAGGTCCTTGACATACTGCTCCGCCTTGGTCTTGGGGAGGTTTCCGACATCGATGTAGAAGATGCGGCGTTCAGGCGCACGGCTGATGCGGTAGATGACGATGGCATCTTCCAACATGCGGAGTTGATTGAGCGGCTTGATCGCCTTGTGCAGGAAGCCGACCGTTCGCTTGTAGCGGCTGTCCATCAGACCCGATGAGCAGAATGCAATCGCATCCTCGCTGATCTTGATACCCGCAGCATTACCACCCGCACGGGGATTGTCCTTGTTGTACAGGTAGAAGTCCTTGTATCCCGTGATGATCTTGGTGCCGTTCTTCAGGGTCTCCTTGGTGTACTCACGGATCTTCTGGATGTTCATCGGATCCACATAGCGGAGTTCAAGGATGCCCTTCTGCGGGTTCTCCTCATCGATGATGAGGTGGAAGAAGATCTTTCCATCGACATACCATCGACGGAAGATCTCCGCTCCCTTGGTCTCAAACTGCATGACCCTCAGGAGGTTCCTGAACTCCTCATGGATCTTCTGCTTGACACCATCGCTCTCCTCAAGCCTGTCGAGAAGGATCTTCACGGGGGACTTCTTCTCGCCCATGATGATCGATTCGTTGACGATGTCATCGACCGCCACCTCGACAATCGGATCCTGTGCCATCTCACGGTACTTCATCGTGAGTTCAAAGTCGTTGCGGACGGTGCCGTCGAGGTCGATGTACTGACCGTAGAAGCCGCCCGCTTCAACAGGAATGGCTCCGTCATCGAATGTCGGAACGACAAACGACTTCAGAGCCTTGTCCTGCTTTTTCTGTTTCTTGCTGCGACCTAAGTCAAAGCCAAAGAGTGCCATGATGTATAGTTCCCTCGTCTACCTGATGTCAGGTGGTCACGCCTTCGACTTCAAAGTACTGATACGCAATCGTCACATCGAAAGTCGATGGTTCGGACTGCGCACCCATGTCGAGAGTGGTCTCGGCAATTGTGGTGGGCCAACAACCGATCAACTTGTATCGGGCGATGGGATTGCCTTCACGGGTGAGGGGCGTGACGGTCCAATCGGTCATGTACCCGCTGACACCGTTGGGACCGACATTGGTCCTGTTGGTGTTCATCAGGTTCATCCAAGCCTCAAAGGACTTGCGGAGACCGTAGGTGCCGTCGTTGTAGACGCTCATGCCCCAATCGTTGAACATCTTGTCACCTGGATACTTGAACGGGCGACCCATGTAGAACGCTTGGTTCGTTGCAATGGTCGAGGACGGGATCCTTGAGGACTTGCAAAGGAACGAAATCTGCGAACTCGGGTTTCCGCCGCCCACGGCGGCAGCGACATTCGTGATTGCACCCGCCACGGATCCTCCGAAGAGGGCACCTGCAACCGCAGCCGCACCTTGAATGGCGTTGGTTCCGCCGCCTGGGAAGTTGCCTTGGACGAGGAACAGGTTGTTCCTCGCAAGACCGTTGATGAGGTTCGCACGGAACGCATCGATGCTGAACTGTGACATTTAGGACTCCTTCTCCTTATGTATCGGGGTTTCCATCATCACGATCAGGCACCGACCTCGCTGAAGTTCACGCCCGTCTTGGTGGCGATGAAGTTCAACTGGATGAAGTTGATGCTGCGGTTCGGCTTGATGTAGATGTCGGCGACGAACCTGTTGCTGTCGATCACCTCGGGGGTGTTGTTCTTCTCGTCGCACACGACCTTGAAGTCGAAGATGCCACGGCGAGCCTGAACATCACGGAGGAACGGCTCGACAAGCGAGCGGAACTGCGCACGGGTGAAGGCATCGTTGAACTCAAACAGGCTGTACTTCGATGCCGTCGAGATTGCCTTCTCAAGCACGATGAACAGACGGCGCACATTGATGCGGTCGAATGCCGAGGGCTTGGCGAGGGCGGTCTTGTCGCCGTAGAGGACGGTGCCCTCTCCCGAGCAGGTGGCAACGGGATTGATGCCGCTCTTATAGAGGCTATCCCTTGCTGCCTGACGGGGTTGGAAGGACAACTTGACCACGCCACGGATCTGACCACGGTTGAAACCTGCGGGGCTATACCACGGGTCGAAGTTCACATCCGAACGAGCGCAGAGACCTGCGATGTCGGCGTTCAGCGGCACCCAACGGTACTTGTCGTTGTAAATGTCGTACTGGTACTTGTAACCCGAGTCGATCACGCAGTACGAGGACGAGCCGATGTTGTTGCGGTATTGGATCGCACGGTCCAACTTGCGCTGATCCGTCTCATTCGGGTCCTTGTTCGGAACCGAGAAGAAGGCAACGCAGTCCTTGCGGGCATCCACGATGTCCTTGATGAGGGGGGCAACGAAGCCCGTGAGACCCGTGGTGAGGTCGGTCGAAGGGGTAAAACTCCTGTCAGGGCCACCGATGAGGAGGTTGACATCCACGGTCTCCGCATCCTCAAAGAGGCGATATCCCTCGGGATCCGCATCGGAATCCTGACCGAAGGCGATCTTGAGGTACTCCGTCTGCTCGGCGGTCAGACCGTCCGAACCCGCACCGAGTTGCCACACGCCGACACCGAACGAGACATTCGATGCCGTGATACCCGAGGTGGTGCTGAGAGAACCCGCCAAGTACCAAGTCTTGACTGCGGTGTTGCCCCATGGGCCCGTGCCACCGAGGAAGAGATCGTCGTAGTCGTTCGCTCCAGACTTCTCAATGGCGAAGATGTACTTGGACTCACGATTGATCTTGTCCACATAGTACATGCTGTTGCCGAGGGAATCGGTGACATTCGGCAGGAACGACATGCCTTGGAACTTCTCAAGAATCTCGCCACGGGTGCCCGAGATCAGACCCTTGCGGTCGATGACCACGGCGTGGAACTCGTCACCCGAACCACCGATGCCTTCGATGAACGAGGTGGAGGTCGGGCGGGAATCGAACTGGGTTGCATAGGTCCAATCCTCAAAGTCGGCACCGTAAGCGGTGAAGCCACCCGTGATGTTGGACACGGCGGTAAGGGACAACGAACCGCAGATCTGCACCTCAAGGCTATTGCCGAGGGCACCTGGATAACGGGCGATGAACGATCCCATGTTGTCCACGGTCACGAATTCGACCTTGTCATCGTTCTCGACCAAGGCATCGTCGGAGTTATCCGCCGTGCCTCCCGTGAAGCCCCTGCCATTAGCATTGATCATGCCGTTGATCGTGGCACGGACCACCTGAAGGTTGTTGCCGTAGCCAAGAAAGTTTGCGGCGGGGAACCACCACTCGGCGACATTGTCATCGGGTGCGCCAAAAAGTTGAACGAGGTTGTTCTCGCTGTCAACGAGGATCCGCTTGTTGCAGGGACCCCAGTTGAAGAGACCCACGATACCCGCATTGGTGGTGGCGACGGCGGGAACAATCGTCGTGAGGTCCCGCTCGGTCACATTCACGCCTGGGCTGAGTTGGAATGCCATGTCTGCTCTCTCCTTGGATAGGTTGAACGGGGGTATTTAGCCTCTGTCCGTTTTCAAGGCTGACCGAGGATCTCGTCGGCATCGTCCATCCAAGACCTGTTCCTCTTGGACGGTTTCGGAGTCATGCTCGGTTCGCTCGACAGGGCTTTGACAGCCTCGTCCATCTCGTCCATTCCCATGTCCATGAAGCCGAAGGGGACCATGTCCTCCTCCAATTTCCTGATCTTCTCCTCAAAGACCCGCTTACGGACATCTAGGTTGACAAGGTCCTTGAAGTACTCCTGCGTGGTGAGCCATGCGAACATGACAAGGGTGGCTATGAGATCGTCGTTGTACCCCTCGGTAGCCTCGTATGACCCCGCCTTGAGGATGTAGGTGGACAGTTCGGAGATGATGTCGAAGTCGTTGAGGATCAACTTGTCCGATTCGATCATCTCCTTCAGGATCAGGCATCCTGCCTTCTTGACCTGAGCGGACATCTTGACACCGCTGTAGATCCTCGCCCCGCCGAAGCCTTCGCCGACCCGCTGCCCCTTCTTGCCCTTGATGGAGATGGAGATGACATTCTCGTACTCCAAGTCATCCTTGAGGATGTCGGCTACCTGCTGCCCCGTGTCGTTGATCTCGACTAGGACATAGGCTTCGTTGTACTTGTCCCCCACCCGCTTGATCACCTCGGGGAAGATCGGCACGGGAATGGTGTTCGACCTGAACTTGCAGACCACCTTGTACGGCACGGAGGTCACATCAATGACCGTGATCGTGTTGTAGTCCTGCCCGATGGACCGTGAGGAGTCCACCGTGGCGGCGTAGATGTGCCCCTTCATGGGATTCTCGTAGACCGCCATGCCCTCCTCGGTCTCAAGGATCGGGGTGGTGAATGCAAGGGATGCGATCTTGGATGCCTTGATCAAGGTCTCCTGTGATCCGAGGAACTCGCACTCGTACTCCGACAGCCATTGCCGCTCGGATGTGTTCCTGATCGTGGTCTCCTTGAACCGAGCGTCACGACCTGGAACCTGCCACCAATTCGCCTCGACGGGCTTGAACTCACTCTTCCCGTTCTTAGCGTTCTGCCACATCTTGTAGAACAGGTTCAGCCCGTTCGGGGTGGACACGATGACCGTCTTGGAGGTCTTTCCCGAAGTGATCGTCGGATAGACGGAGGCGAAGAACTGTTCGGCAATCTGGTCGGGGACGAAGGCAAACTCGTCTAGGAGCAGGAAGTTGTACGCCGAGCCACGCACGGCGGATGACGAGGTGGACGAGCAGACGATCTTGGACCCGTTCTCAAGGGTGACGGAAGTCTTGTTCCACTCCCTCACGCCCTGCTGCAACCACTTCGGAAGGTTCTCGTATGCGATCTTCACCCTGTCCATGATCTCGGTCGCCGTCTTCAACTTGTTTGCGAGGATCGCCGCCTTGTAGTCGGGATTGAAGAGGACGAGATGGAGAATGCAGGAGACGAGGGTGGTGGTCTTGCCGCTCTGTCGGGGGATCTTGCAGATAACGAAACGGTTGTCGAAGACCGACCTGACGATGTTCCTCTGCCAATCGTACATCTTGAACGGAACGAGTCCCGAATCGATGGTCACGACCTTGACATAGTTTTCGATGAAATAGACGGGGTCCTCGGAGCATTTGATGTACTCGGCGAGTTGGTCCTTCGTGAACTCCTGTTGGACATACTCCCCCTTGAGAAGGGGGTTTCCCATGTAGGTTCCGTCGCTACTCATGGGCGGACTCCTCGCCCGAATCCATAGCCTTCCTTTGGTCACGGATCATCTTCTGTAGGTCAGCGGTGCTGCCGACATAGATGGAATTGTTCGTGACATTCGTGGTCTTGTTGACCACATCCTGCCGCTTGATGTCCTTCATGCGGCGGTGAAGGTCCATGAGTCGGGTGTTCGCCTCAAGGTTCGACTGTATGAGTTGCGCCACCACCTCGTAGGCTCGGGGCTGCTGGCTGTCCTGTGCGAGTTCGATGATGCCTTCGATGGCTTCTTGAGACTTCTCAATGACCACCTTGAGGTTGCGGCGGACCTCGGCATAGTCCCTGTCGGCATCCTGAGCCGTGTAGCCCCCCTGCCTTGCGGGGAGAATCTCCTGCTCGGGTGGGGGCTCGGGCGTGTGTATGGGCACGGGCGCACGGGAGGGGTCTATTCCTAGCGCACTCGCTATGTTCATGTCGATGTCGTTCACGCTGTCTCCTGTCATCCCGTGGTTCCCCACGGTGTCGGCGGGTACTCACGGATGAACACATTCGCATGGGTCGCACCCGCACCCGTCCAACCCGCCGTGAGGGACGGTGCGTAACTGCCCGCCGTGATCCCGTCAGCCGCCGTGACGCTGATGTCGGCGTACTTCTTGAGGGTGTCCCTATCCTTGCCGTAGTCGCCGAAGTCGAAGAAGTTGACCTGCGCCTGTGTGATCACGGGCACCGTCTTGACAGGTCCGTAGAGGTACATCTTGGCTTGGAAAGCCATGTTGGCGAAGTTGATCTTTCGGGTCGAGTAGTCGCCATATGACCCATCGTCGCCTTCGGTGAGGCTGACCGAGGAGATCACGATGGGCACATCGACATCCATGTCGAGACCATCGATTGCCTTGATAGTGAAGACATACTCGGGGGTGAAGTACGGGAGGACCTGCTCAACGATCTGTAGGCAGTCATCCATCGTCTTGGTCATCACCCCGACAGTCAACTGCATGTTGTACGGAACACGCTCGTACCGCCGCTTCAACTTGTTGTCAGCCGAAGCGTTGTACCCCACCGTCTGTTGAATGCTGTTCAACTTGCGAGAGGAGTCGTACTGTAGAGAGTTGATCTCAAACGACATCCTCGGCAGGTAGGTCTCAAGCCTCACAGCCTGTTGATCGAAGTCGGTGCCGATCCTGTCTAGGCGGCGGAGGAACTTCTGCTGCGGTCCATAGGCAAGGGGGACACGGATCCTCTCGGTCTCCGCACCCGACTGTCCCTTCCTTGAGACATAGATGTCGTTGAACAGCGAGGCGAACCCCACCACGACCTTCCTGACGGTGCTGTGGTAGTAGTACTCAAGCATAAATCACGGATCCCCGAACGGGTTCTCCTCATCGAAGTTGAAGACTCCCTCGGCTTCCTCTTGGATGGCATCGTTCTTCGCCTCGTCAAGGATGCCCATGGTGTCATCCTTGCCCGAAATGGATGCGTAGACGGAGTTGTTCGACTTGGCTATGTATGCGGTCGCTCCCGAGGAGGTCTCCGAGATCCAAGTACCAACAACATCGGAAAGAGATACTCGGAGCGGATCTGCGTATGCGTCATACGAGAAGACCACCGCCCTCGCAGATGCTCCCGCAGTTGGTCCTGTAGGCGAACCATCCTCGTATTGATATACGCTGTCGCCTTCTGCAAAAGTTCCTCCTCCATACAACGCCCCCAAGTCGAGATTGACCTTGAACCCCGTCTCCTCGTTGATGGCATCGATCTCGGGAACACCCGTATCGAACTCCTCCTCCGAGTATTGGAACAGTTCGCATGTCAACTGGAAGGAGTAGAGTTTGCCCAACTGGTAGAAGGGGTTCTCATGCTCCACGAACTTTATCTCAAAGAGACCCTTGCTGATCGGAAGGAACAGCAGATCTCCTTCAAGGGGCCTGTCCTTGCCCGTCTCTCTCTTGAACCTCCTGCGGGACACGGTGAACTTGACGCTGTCCCTGATCTCAAAGCCGAACTTCGTGAATGTGTCCCCGCCCTCAAAGGCGGTGGTGGTGTCCATGTACATCTCAATCATCTTGAACGAGGTGAAGCGTGAGTACTTCGACTCCCCGAACAGATCGTCCCTTGTTACCAAGTCCCGAGGGATGTAATACATCTCATGTCCGTAGATCTTGATCGCCTCGACGGTGAGTTCATCGATGAGGCTCTGCTCGGGGACATAGGTCTTGCTGTTGACCCTGATGTACGGATTGAGTGCCATATTTCCTTTCAGCCCATGATGAAGTCAACGGGCAACTCGCCCTTCAGAATGATCTCCTTCTCAATGTCTTCCTTCTGCTGCCAAGAGTCCTTCATCATGCTCTGTCCGTCGAGGGTGATGTCTCCTGGTAACTTGATCCCGCTGTACTTCGACAAGTTGACACCCCATTGCCACCTGATGAGTGCCACACAGTACTTCTTGAGTAAGCGGTCGTTGTATACCTCGGGGTACACCCTCGGGTCGAGGATTCGGTAGGCTTCGATGATGAGGTACATTCCCGCCGTGAACTGCCGCTTGTCGCTGTCGATGTACAGTTTGTTGGCGACCCTATTGAATCGGACGCTCTTGTCGGGAGAGAGGAACTGCCGCAACAGTTGGAGGTACTGCTGCGTCATGTCGTACTGCACCAAGTCGATGGTGCCGAAGGTGTAGAGGTCGTTCAAGGCATACTGATAGCGGACATCGAACATGCCCACAGACTGTTGCGTGAACGGGAAGATCCTCGTCACGCTGACGATGAGGCTCTGTAGGAGAACATTCTCGGGGCAGTCGGGATCGATGCTCGTCTGCACGGCATCCCCGTCGATGAAACCCGAACCATCGGCGGTCTGCGACTGCCTGTTGTCGGCGACGAAGGAGATGTACCCGTTGTCGATGTCGGTCTGCGACAACTTGTACTTCAGGTAGACCTTCTCCACGCCGTCGAAGTGATACTCGCTGAAGAACTGAAGGGCATCGTTGATGCGGTCCTCAAGTTGTTCGTCGGCGATGTTGATCTCAACTACGGGGTGCCCGTTTGCTCGGAGAGCGTACTCTTTTAGTTCCGCCCTTGTCGAGATCAGTCCGCTTGTGCAGTTCGACATCGGTCTTCTCCTCCTCGGCGTATTTAGCCTTTAGGTCGGACTTGACCTCAGCCACCTGCATCTCGGCTGCGATGCTCTCGTTGTTCTCCCCTCGCATGAGTCGGGCGAAATCCTCCTTGCGGGCAAGGTATCTCTCGCCGTCCTCCCACCTACCCATGATCGACCACGAACGGTGCTTCGTCCTGTAGTGCCTTCGTTCACCGTCGTAGAACATGACGATGAGATCGGAGGGGTGGGTGTAGTTCGGCTCAAGCATCCTGAACAGCGGGAGGGGCACCTCCATGCCGTCAAGGAAGATCTTGTCATTGTGCTGCTTGAACATGGGTTACACCGTTGGGAGTGGGAGAACCGATGCGTTGCCCTTGATCGTGTCCTCAAGGGTACTCGTATCGACCACGGGGGTGACGAGCGGATTGTTGTCGTAGGAGAGGATAATCTTGGAGTTGATCCCTTGGAAGGTTCCCTGCGCCTTGAACTTCGGCTTCGTTGTCTTGGTAACGGGATCCGTACCCGAGATTCCGAGGGCACCGTACATGTCGGGAGTAGAAACGCTTGAGTTCACCGCAAGCACGACGAACTTGTTGTTGATCACCGCATCCGAGATGGAGACTCCGCCGCCACCCTTGGTGGTGTCGGTCTGTGAGTAGACCGCGGTGACCGGCTTGATCTTCACGCTCTCGTTCTCGGCATAGACACCAGGTCCGAAGACACGGGTGCTTCCCATCTCCAATGGGGTGTTGACAACGCAGATGCCGCCCTTGTTGGCGATCATGTGACTCTTGCCGACATGACCAAGATCGTGGCTGATCTTGACATTCGCCGCACCCTCCGCAATCACGGGAATGGCGGAATGGGAGATGACGCTGCCTTCGATCTTGGCGTTCGCCCCGCTGTCCACGGCAACACCGTAGTAGGAGTTGCTGACATACGAGTGGTTGAGGGTCACCGAACCACCGTTGAATGCGTGTGCCGCAATCGGGTAGTTGATGAACACACAACCGCTTGCCTTGATCAGTCCGCCGTCCGTCTCAAGACCCCTGACATTGCTGTAGTAGCCGCTCGGTGCGAAGCCCGACAGGCTCGCATCGTTGAGTGCCGTGCCCGTGGCATCGTTGACGAAGGCGATGCCTCCCAACTGCACTCCGTTGACTGCCACCGTCGAATCCCCGAAGTAGGTTCGGGTGCCCTTCTCCGAGAAGAAGATGCCGTCCTGCGAGGTGGTGTGAACCGTGACACGGTAGACATCGATGCTGTTGATGTACCGCTGATAAGTTTGGTTGAAGAAGTTGCCGAAGTTGGAGGTCACTCCTCCCTCGGTGAGGACATCGACCGTGAGGGTCTGTCCGCTGATTCCCTTGACCACATACCCACCCGCAAGCGAGTTGAAGAATCCCGCCGTGCCGCTCGTCGCACCTTCGATGGTGGCGGTGAGTCCGTACATCCCCGTTGCCGATGGGATGGAACCGTAGACGATGCTGTTCGGCGGAGGAATGACGATGGCGGTTCCTGTTGCGGCAATCATCGACTGCCCCGTGCCGATGTTGAACTGCAACGAGAATGCGGTCATGCTCGTCGCACCCGCATTGAGTACAGGGAGTACGGTGACACCCGAGACCGTCTGATTGATGACGCTTCCCGTCTGACCACCGATATAGAGGTCACGGGGCAGGTTGGTGTAGATGCTCTTGTCGAGCGTGTACACACCATTCTGTAGGATGATCTCAAATGGACTTGCGAGTCCACCACCACAGGTGGTAGGACCCGTTGGTGCCTCCCCCGCAATGATCGCCGCATTGATCGTCGTACCCCGAACGAGACCCGTGGTCGGATGTGGAGAATACTGACGAGTCGGAGCGTAGGCGTAGGTCTGTTCGTTGGGATTGTTGGCAGGGTCACGGTAGTAGAAAGTCGCAGGACTTTCGATGTTCGTGCCCGTCACGGTCAACGAGGACATCGCATATGCGAAATCGGTGGGGTAGAGGGGATCGGTCGAGATCTGCTCCTCAAGGATGGTCCCCGATGCGTCTCCGATGTTCCCGTCCTTGTACTGCGATGTGGCGGCGAGATAGATGCTCTTGTCGGGAAGCGGTCCTCCCCCTTG